TTATCTTCCATATTCATTTAACTTTTTGTAGGCTCGGCAGAAAACGTTTTCCAGCCTTGCCCGATGATTACTCAATCTTTGCGACCAGTCCTGCAACTGAGCCAGCGTTGGGTGAGAAGCCAGCAGCCCATCCACCTCGGAAGGGGTGAGCACTGGCAGGTATTCCTCGTAGGCGAGAAGGTTATTCAAAGTATCCATCATCGCCAAGGCTTTTTTGCTTTTGCGGCTTTACGCCTAACCTTTTCAAATCTTGCTTAACAAATTTTTTCGTTATTGTCGAATACCTAGGGAGATATTCACCTTTATTCCATACAATGAACTTTTTTAAAAAAAGGTCGCCTGCTTTCTGTATTCTATTTTTGTCTCTAGTGTAATCAAGAGAGACTGTAACACCTTCTTCCATTTCTGCATTAGCTAAGTATTCGAGCGTTTTAACGAGATTGTTTTTTCCGATAAACCAAAGATATACAGTTGGCTGCAGAGGGTCGCTAAAATCAGTGCAAGGGTAGCAGTATATCGTATCTTTGCCAGCAACCGACCAAGTAATCTGTGTATTCTTGATTCTATTTGTCTTATTAACGACCGTTTGCGCCTGCACGCCCATGCACATTAGCGCAAGCGCAAACAGCATTGTTATCTTTTTCATATTACTTTTCGTTTAAATGATTAATATTTCTGTCGTAGAACTCATTCCAAGCCTTTTTCTTTATGAAGACGAAGAAGAGCAGCAGCCCTAGGGCGACCATCAGCAGATGCAGCGGCTGGCGCAAGACACCGAACCCGAAAGAACGCTGGAAGTCGATGCAGAACGAAATCAGCACTCCGTAGGTAGCGAACGCTCGATGTACCCAGCAGAAGCCATAGGCAAGGCTGACGATGATCCAGGCGATGAAGCCGAATATTGAGCAGTCGAATATCCACTCCGTGAGTTTTACACGAATGCCGAACGAGAGCAGAGTGCAGTGAACCAGCATTACAAACGCACCCACTGGAGGGATAATACCTATTATCAACCTGCTGGCTTTCCATAGCCAGCTTTTCCCGAGGGCGGCAAGAAGAATCTTCTCCTTCCGCTCTATGAAATCCTCCTCTTTCATCTTTGCTTAGAATATAGTTAATGATTTTTATCTCTGCCCGACAATGGCAAGCAGCGTTTTTACCTGACTTTGCAGGAACTCATTCTGTTCTCGCAGCAGCTTGTTTTCTGCAGCCAAGGCAGCATCACTACCTATTGACTGGGAAACGTTGGAGCTGTTCGAGCCATTGACATTTGATCCCATGACAGCCTCTTCCATCTCGGCTGGTAGTGGAGGGGCACACTTGTCGATTATTTCCTTTATCTTTTGAAAGAAATCTATCTTTATAGACTTGCGGTTAAACTTTGCATTCAAGTTCTGCGGACTAGTTCCTAACTCCTCCGCAACAGCAGCAACGGACATTCCAGACCGTTTAATATATTGTTTCAGTTCTTCTCCGTTCATGTCAAAACAAAATTAAATAATATTAAATTAAAATTAAAATAACTACTAAATGTTTTGTAATCTAAAATATTTGTTTTATTTTTGCAAACGATTTCAGAAACGAGTTTAAAAACTCTTTTGCAAAGATAAAGAAAATAATTTAAAATACAAATAAAATGGGAGAAAATTTCAATTACGATTTTCGAACACCGTTGCAGAAGCAGCAGGACGAACGAAAGAAGAACATCATAGCGATGTTTGCAGATTTCCGAGCAAAGGCACCTGCCGAGACATCGGACAGTAGAATAATGCTTGCAGTTTCGCAGCATGTTGGTTGCACCCAGCAGAACGTGCGTGTATGCCTTATCAAGGCTGGAGTGATTACACCAAAGAAGAGACGTGCAGTGCGCAAGTAATCAAGTCGAACCAATTTAAACATTCAGAGCGTATGAAGAAGTTTATCGAGATTATCACAAGTGACGAAGTATTATCCCTGGTATTTGTCACCATGTTAGTAACTTTAATCTTTTGGAGGGCTTAGGTATGACGAACGAAGAACCAAAGGTAGCTGATGCAGGCAGATACACAATGACAGAGACCTGCAAGGTACTGGGCATCCATCGCAACACCCTGCGCAGATGGTTGCAGGCTGGTAAGATGAAGGTCAAGTTCCGCAGAATCGACAACCGCAAGGTTATCGAGGGCGCAGAAATCAAGAGAGCGTGGAGGGTTGCCCTATGAGCAAGTTATCAATCAATATGCGCAGGATGATCGTGAAGTACACAGACATCTGCTGGCTTATCGCTAACTGGAAGTCGAACCGCAAGACCAGAAAGCGTTGCAAACTGAACAATAAGTGCTATTTTGAGGCAGAGCGAAGAATCCAGTACAGAGAGTTTGATGGCAACCTTTGCGTGGCACTGGATAACATTCCGCTCATACCACTGGACGGAACGGACAACGAGGTATTGAAGTCGTGCCGTGAAACCTTCCAAAGTTACATATTCAATCAGAGAGGAGGTAACGAATGAGGAAGATAATCGAGCAGTGCAGGAAGAAGATGTACGAAGCCATCTGGCTGGAGATAGACCGTGAGCCACAGCAACCAGCGGTTGCAAGGATAGACATCAATACCAAGGCAGGCGACATCTGCGTATGGTGCGACAGAACCGGGAACATAGCGGTCGTGACGCACAAGAATAGCAACAACGAAAGCGAGCGCCTGGAGGAAGCCATCGAGGGCTGCGTTAACTATCAAGACGTGATGGACGACTGGTTGGAGGAGAACAGCCAGTACGCAGACCAAGACCAGATGGACGCTTTCAGCGAAAGCAGGCTCGACATTCTTATGGATCAACTTGTTTAGGCTTCATAAATGATATGATAGTTATAAGGTTATTTGACACTTAAAATCCCTGCAGCGGCAGGGCAAAGGGCGCACGCAAAGCTCATTTCAAAGGTTATCTAATTCATGCGATATAAAATAATATGCGGAAACAGACAGCGTGCGCCCTGCAACGGAAGGGCATCCACCAGCAGCAGGCAAGGGTGGGGGAGCAATGGGGTTCGAATCCCCAGCCTTCCACTATAGTTAATGAACAATAAGTTGAACAGTAAAAAGAACGAATTATGGAAAATGAAATTATCCAAGTAAGCGGTGGCGAAATGCTGGAAGCTATCAACCGCTCGGAGATTGACGGACAGATTGCAACAGCGCACAAGTTCCCGAGAGACATCACGCAATGCAAGCAGAACATGGTAGCATTGGCAGCTATGGACGATGATGTAGCCTACAACTGCTTTTATCATCTTGAGCGCAAGGGCAAGGATGGTCAGGTATCGGTTATTGAGGGTCCGAGCGTGAGATTCACGGAAATCATTTCTGCCTGCTGGAAGAACCTACGAATCGCTGGCCGCATCATCGCCAATGATGGCAAGACCATCACGGCACAAGGCGTCTGCCATGACCTCGAGAGCAATGTTGCCTACTCTGTCGAAGTGAAGCGCAGCATTCTGACCTCGAAGGGCTACGCCTTCTCGCAGGATATGCAGGTGGTAGTCGGCAATGCAGCTGTGGCAATCGCACAGCGTAACGCAATCTGCAAGGTCGTGCCGCAGGTATTGATTTCAAGCGTAGTGAAGGAAGTGCAGGCGAAGGCACTGGAGCACATCAAGCAGACTGGCGTCAAGAGCCAGTGGAAAAGCTGCGTAGCATGCTTCCAAGCCTACCAGGTAACAGACCTTATGCTGCTGGAATACCTTGGCAGAAAATCAGCCGAGGAAGTCACGGCAGAGGACATTCAGAAACTGGGCGGTGTGTACAACGCTATCAAGGAAGGCACGACCACCGTAGAGGAGACCTTCAGAAAGCCGAAGCAGCAGGAAGCCATCGCAAAGCAGGCGCAGGCAGCAGCCGATGATGCCAAGAATAAGGCACAGCAGGCAATGAGCCGCAGTCAGGGCAAGACTGGCAAGGCAGCGAAGCAATAAGCCATTTTATTATAATATCCCGAACCGCCACGGTGCAACCTATGGGGCGGGTCCCATCGAGACAAAGGGAAGCCGTGGCAACTTTTTAAACATTCAGTAATATGACAGTAAAGCAATTAAGAGAAGCAATTAAAGGTCTCAAAGGAGACGTTTATGTAGAGGTTGTTATGCCAGCAGGCAAGGCTGGATCAACGTGGCACATGCCAGTAGAATCTGCATCAAAGAAGGATGGCAGATTACAGCTCAATACAAACAATCCGATGTAGAACTTCAAAAGCGTGAAAATTATGGCAGAAAAAGAAAACAATCAGAGACACAAGAGTACCATCGACAAGTACTTTAGTAGAACTGCAGATGGTTACAAGGTATGGGCTGAGGAAGACAAGGAAGAAGAAGCTTTCTACAGATTGCAGCTGAGACGACTGGAGATACAGACGAAAACGGACGCCAAGGATTCGATTTCCATATTGCTTACTCCGGTAAGACCAATCTCCTCGCAAGCGGAATCGCTCAAACAATGCTAAAGGAGGAATTTATTCGCCAGCTTATTATCGAAGCAGCGAATAAGTATTTTTGTATCAAAAGAAAAATCAGACAATGAAACAGATAATCAAATACAAAAGCAGAGAGGAGTGGTTGCAGAACCGCTCGAACGGAATAGGTGCATCAGAGGCAGGCACGGTACTTGGACTGAACCCATGGGAGACCCCATACCAGTTGTGGAGACGCAAGAAGGGCATCGACCCACCAAAGGTTGAGAACTTTGCGATGATTGCAGGACACCTGCTGGAGGATGCAGTGGCGCAGTTCTTCAAGCGAGAGAGCCACTGCCACATCATCAAGGCGAGCACTGACGACTACACCATCACGAACACCGATGCGCCATATCTGAGAGTAAGCCCTGACCGCACCTTCTGGAGAGTCGGAGCAACGCACAACGAAGCGAGCAAGAGCATCCTCGAGTGCAAGACAACGCAGATGCAGATAGATGCAGACGACCTTCCGAAGCATTGGTTCTGCCAGCTTCAGATGAACCTCGGAGTGGGAGAATACAAGGACGGAGCACTGGCCTGGCTGACAGCAGGAAGGGAGTTCGGCTACCGTGACATCGACTTTGACCCCGAATTCTTCGGATGGATGAGGGACGAGATAACCAAGTTCTGGCTTGACTACATCGTTGGCAACCAAGAGCCACCTGCATACAACGCACAAGACGTTCTCCTGAAGTCGCCACTACACAAGGCAGGAAAGGAGATTGAAGCCACAGCCGAAGTCGGGGATATGCTCATCGAGTTGAAGGACATCAAGGAGAAGGGCAAGGCACTGGAGAACCGACAGAAGGAGATCGAGGACAACTTGAAGCTGTTCTTCGGGGACGCAGAGAGCATCGTGGACGGAAACGGCAGAAGACTTGCAACATGGAAAGCACCGAAAGCAAGCAAGAAGTTCGATGCAAAGGCTTTTCAGACGGACCATCCCGAGGAATGCGCTGCCTACATCAAGCAGGTGCAGGGAGCACGGAGATTGCTCATCATGTAAAGGCAGGGCTTATGGATAGAGTTACTATATCAAAAACCGACCTAAGGAATATAATTTCCCAACTGGAGAATTATATTTCCCTAGGTGGGAAAGTTACAGCACCGACCGACACAAGCCAACGGAACAAAATCCGTATGGCCACCGTACTCAAACGGAAGCTGGAAAAGAAACTATCATTATCAGAATAAAATTATGAACGATTCATTCATCTTATACACATCATACTACGCCATCATCGAGGGACTAACCGATGAACAACTCGGAAAACTTATGAGGGCGATTTTCATATACGCAAGGGATGGCGAGGTAATCAACCTTGAGCCAACATTACGTATGGCTTTCGCCTTTATCAAGGATGATATGGAGCGAAACCAAGCCAAGTACAATGAAAAGCGAGAAAAACTGCGTGCAAATGCACAGAAACGTTGGCAAAAAAAGCAATTGGATGCAAATGCAGAAGAGCCGCAGCAAAAGCATACAAAAGCATACAAAAGTATGCAATTGAATGCAAATGCAAAAATTGCATTGCATAATGATAATGTATATGATAATGAATATGTAAATGATAATGTATATGATAATGAATATGTAAATGATAATGTATATGATAATGATGTTTCTAAAGAAACAGATAATAATATACCTTCTAAAGAAGGTTTGTCAATTTCGGAAAATCCGAAAGTTGACCCAGCCAAACGATGCGCCAAGATTGATTTTGCGGCTATCAAGGAATACTGGAACAACAAGCACGACCAGTCGGGCAGCGTAATGCGAAGGTTGACCTTGATGAGCGACCAGCGCAAGGGTAACGTCCGTTCAAGGATAAGGGAATACGGAGGGGACGTTCAGATGGTCTATAAGGCAATCGACAAGGCAATGGCAAGCGACTTCATGAACGGCAAGAACGGAAAGGGATGGGTTGCCAGCTTCGACTGGATGATGTGCCCTTCTAATTTTCCAAAGGTTCTTGAAGGCAACTACGACAACGAGCAGCCAGCAGGAAGCCATCAGCCGCAGGCAGCAGCCAAGGCACAAGATCCAACGGCAAGACCGAGCATCGGGGAACGCTACGAGCAAGCCAAACACCAGCAGCCAGCACCTCAGCAGAGTCAAGACGACAAGTTCCGATGGGTAATACAGCAGAACCTTGACGACTTGAAAAAGAATCCAAGGAACAAGCCAGCGAAGGATTCACTGGAGAGATTCTACGAGCAGGGAGTTCTGCAGCGGCTGGGCATCGACTGGAAGCCCGAAAAATAACGAATGAGGACATAAAAGATATCAGTATGAAAATAAGTGAATTTATTCAACAGCTTCAAGATGTTTACGATGAAGAGGGTGATATGGAAATTGCCATCAAGATAGATGATAACGACTTAGGTTCTGAACCTATTGTTGTGAAATCTACTGTTTATGAACAACTTTATATAGTTAATTCCTAACCGCCTTCGGGCATAAATAATAGCAGTATGGAAAAAGAATCTATAGAGTTTTATAAATGGGATAAGCAGAATGCAATTATCATAAAATATAATTGTGAACGTCCATATAGTACCATTTACTTTAAGGATGAAGTACCTTTCATACAAATAACGGATGATGGATGTAGTACATCAGACTTTGATATTATTGAAGAAAATAAGTATGATTTAGTTATACGTTGTCCAAAGATTTGTAAGGAGTACAAGATTGTTGTTTCAAAGTATCAAATAGAGAAATTGAATATCAAAGATATTAAAGTATTGTTTGATGTTATTTCTTATATTGATGACTTTAAAGCAAAAGCAAAATGTGATATCACGGAAGTGATACATAAGTATTTAAATATTTAACGCCTTCTGGCAAAATTAGCCGCTCTTAGCCGTTTCCACACTTCGGGCAGTAAATTATAGAGCAAACAGATTTTAAACGCTTAAAACGAAAGAATTATGGCAGAATACAATAATCAGAGCATTGACATTGACCTGGAGGATATGTTCGACAATTTATCGGATAAAGACCAAGAGGAGTTTTTGGTAGACATGTTCACGAACTTACCAAATGAAGAAGCAAGAATGAATGTGGTAAAGGATAATATGTGGTATCTCGAAGACGATACTACTGCCGACATCATTACTGACACCTTCTGGAAAATGGACAGTTCAGACCAAAAAGAGATTGTCGAGCGCATCGCAGACGTAATGACACCTGAGCAGCGTGAGGCACTTATTGAGTACATCAAGGGGATATAACTATGAATAAGAGTGAATTAATTGATGCAATATCTAAAGGAGCAAATGAAATGGCTTTTGAAGATAATGCCGGAAGTTTTGCTTACGCATACGAGCTAACGAATAGAATTATAGAGTTATCTGTAGGCGTGAAGGATAATGAATACTTTTGCGAGAAGGTTCATGTTTATGATAATGATCTGAACGACATTTCTTGCAAATTTGAGAATATTAGAAGGTTGATAGAGAAGGAATGCGTACCTTGCAGAAAGCGCATTGTCGAAGAAATAAAAGATGAACATAAGACTGAGACTGAACGAATATTCGGTTCAGAATCAGCTTACATCAATTATAGATATAATTAAATTCCAATAAAGATTATGAATGAGTTGTTTTTCCATGAATGCAGAGCCGCTGGGCTTGTATTCAAGACATCAGACGATTGGTTCAAATGGCTGACCGATAACAACTATGACATCAAGAAGCCAGTTGCAGAGCATGAAGGCTTCAAGTACAACATCAATGATGTTTGCATCAATCCGCACGTAATCGAGTATTCCGTAGAGGATGCAGACAACTGGGGATGGAAGGTAAAGACCGCTAAAACCCAGTTCGGCTGGGTATGGGGCTACAGCATTCAGAAGGGAAAGGACGGATACGACAGTCCGGCATGCTATCCGAGTAGATATGACGCTATCAACATCTTCTACGGAAACGAGAAAGAAGCGGTTCAAGACGCTTTGACCTGCATCATCAGAGACCTCGAGAAGAATGCTGGAACCAAGAACACCAACCTCCTTCTCTGGGCGGCTAAGAAGAAGCGGGCAGACATCATTCATCCACAGCAGGAACTTTTTAAATAGTTATCAACCGTATTGGCTATGAAAAGAGTTAATATAAAACTGGTCCGTGAGCTTGTTTGTTTTCATCATCTGTCAGTTGGCGACAGAGACATCTGGCTGGTAGATGATGAAATCAAGGCTCTCGAATGTATCCTCAAGGATTACAATGCGGACCCGAACAATTTTAAACGCAGATAAGAAATGAAAAAGATAGAAATCATCACGGACGAGCACCGACATCACGTATACGTTGGCAACACCGATTTCTGGCTCGATACCAAGGAACTGCTGGAACTTTATTTTAAACTCGGACGAGTGAAGTTATAAACAACAAATAAACATTCAGATTATGGAACAGAAAGATATTGATATTTATGAGATTTTGAAGGGCATGCCAGATGGCACCCCACTTTACACGCCAATGTTCGGAAATGTTGAGTTCACTTCAGTTGCAGCAGACAAGGAGAAAATGGAAGCAATCTGGACTGAGGATAAGAACGGAGAGTACTCCTTCGACAAGAACGGCAAATGGATGAAGGGAGGAGAAGCCCTGCTTTTCCCATCAAACGAAATGAGAGACTGGAGCAAGTTCTTCAAGAAGGGAGACGTGCTGGAGCATGTAGGCGATGAGAAAGTACAAGGAACCTGCACATTCGAGAAATACGAGGATGAGACGAAGACACGCTTTCTCGGAAGATTCGTCAAAGAGAAAGAAGCCCTTTATTATAAACGCCCTTCGATTTTACGAACAGCCGATTGGGTCAAGAGCGATGATCCGGCAGGCTATATCCGATTCGTTGAAGAGCGGCTCGGTGGCAAGTTGAACCGTGAAACTCTGGAGATTGAGAAGCCAGCGTTTAAAATCGGCAAACTCTACGTTTTTGATGAGGAAGACGAGGATGGCAATGTAACCATTATTGGCGAGCTCATCGGAAAGAACGAGAGCGAGGACACGCTGACATTCGGCAACCAGTACGAAATCGAGAACGAGAAGTTCGTGACCGACCAAGCCTTCGACCTAAGAATCAGCGTACATGAGGAACTGCGAGAAGCGACAGAGGACGAAGCCGTCAAGTTCCAGGAGGCTTGCACCCTATGGGAGAAGGGCAAGAAACAGCCAGTCTTCAAGCCTTTAGACAAGGTGCTTGTAAGGGGCGGAAAAGGGCGCAAATGGCTGCCAGCTTTCTTTGTCTGTGTCCGTGAAGAGTACTCCGATTGGAGATGTACCGTCTTTCTTATCCATACCGGAAGCAAGGCAGACTTTTCCATCTGCATCCCATTTGAGGGACACGAGAACCTCGCCTTCACTGACTGCGACATCGAGAGCCTTCCAATCTAGGACGTATGGCGAGTGAATTATGCAAGGCTTGCGAGGGAGGGCGAAACTGCATCAATGGCAGGTACAGCCCACCTCGCAGGCAATATGTAGAACATCAAAACATCAAGGAATGCAATGGGAAGAAAGAAGAAGTACACTGACGAGGAAATCAAAGAGCACAATCGTGAGAGAGCACGCAGATACTACGTCCTGCACCGTGAGGAAATGAAGAGGAGAAACCGGGACTGGAGAAAAGCAAACCCCGACAGAATCAAGGTGTACAGAAAAAGACAGCGTGAAAAGCGCAGAGCCTCCCAGTACAACTATGAGTATTACCGCAAGAACCGTGAGGAAATGAAGAGGAGAAACCGGGACTGGAGAATGGCCAACCCCGAAAAGGTCAAGGGCTACAACGACAAGCAGAAGAAGCTGCGGAGAATTGAAGCCGAAAGAAAGAAGCTGGAAAGAACCAATCTAAAAGTGAAGGCTTCCATATTCAGAGACCCGAAGGCGGCAGAGCACTTCATGTGGCTTGCAGAGCGTGTAAAGAAAAAGAAGGAGCAATCCTTGAATCACAGAAAATAAGTATTTAACCAGCTGGGCGGACCATCAACGCTGCCCACTCTAAACAAAGAAAGCGAGGTGGAACATGAAGTAACAGATCCAAAGAGGGAGTGCTTGCATAATAAACTCGTTCCGTTATAAGATATTCATCTATTTGCAAATCGACAGGCACTCCCTCGATTTTTCTGTTTCAAGCCAGCAAGACGATGAAAGGAGAAGGGACTATAGGGTAGAGGATAGGAATAGTAGGGAGCTAGCGCACAAGCGCACACAAGCGCACACACGCACGTAGGATTCCGCAACCCGAACAACTACCCACAGACACAGAGATAACGGCTTAGAACGAAAATTTCAAGAAAATAACAAAATAAAAAGAAAATCAAAAATAAAACAAAAGAAAACGAAATGGAAAAAGGAACAGTTATAATCGGAATCGACCCGGACAACAACGAAAGCGGTGTAGGTGCAGTATATGACGATAGAAAATTTTTAGCCTACAAGATGAACTTCCCGGCTTTGATAGATTACCTAAGGGCAATGAATGAAAGCCGCGAGAAGGTAAAGGTCGTTATTGAAGGCGGCTGGCTCAATAAGAGCAACTGGCATGTGCTTAATCGGTTCATGAGTGCAGTCAAGGCAGCAGCAATCGGACGATCCACAGGAATGAACCATCAGACCGGAATTCTCATCGTTGAGTGCTGCAAGCATTACAATATCCCCTACGAAATCATCAAGCCATTAAAGAAGTGCTGGAAGGGTAAAGACGGAAAAATAACTCAAGACGAAATCGCCTACTTCATGAGTTCTGACGGAAAGATGCCGAGAATGAACCAAGACCAGAGAGACGCACTACTCCTCGCCTGGGTGTGTGCCGGATACCCGGTCAAGGTCAAGCCAAAGAAGCCACAGACAACCCTGCAGAAGAACATCAGAGCCTTTGATGGATGAGAAAAAACGAATAGTTGCGAAAAGTTAAAATCGCACGAAGAACGAACAACTAAAGCGAAAAAGTCGTATCTTTGTGCCACTGTTTACCAAATAAGCATAGTTTCGAACTTAAAACAGAAGAAAATGAAAACAGAAGAAATCGCACTATCGAGGGTCAGCGAGAACGAAGCGAACCCGAGAACCATAACTGAGGCGAGCTTCCAAAAGCTGGTCAAGAGCATTCTTGTATTTCCTAAGATGCTCCAGCTTCGCCCGATAGTCGTAGACGAAACCTACAAGGTACTGGGTGGGAACATGAGAACGAGGGCACTCTGCCACATCGTGAGCATGACACCCGAAAACATCAATGACGTTCTCGACACAGACCAGCGGCTGACCGATTCAGAGAAGCGGTTAACCGCCTACTACTGGAGCCTGTGGAAGGAGCAGCCAACTGCAACCATCGTCAAGGCATCAGACCTCACGGAAGCGCAAAAGAAAGAATTCATCATAAAAGATAATGCTGGCTTCGGAGACTGGGACACCGAAGCACTGGCGAACCAGTTCGGAGACCAGCCGCTGACGGACTGGGCAATCCCACAATGGATTCTCGGTATGGCAGGCATCAGCAATGAGCAAAAGGAGGGGGGCAATACTCCAACGGAAGGAGAAGGAGCACCGAAGCCAAGCCTAGTGGATAAGTTTGTCGTTCCTCCCTTCTCAATCCTCGACACACGCCAAGGTTACTGGGTTGAGCGCAAGAAGCAATGGCGTGCCATCGTTTCCAGCAAGGATATCGGGGCAAGCCGTGAACAGACCCTCGTCCGTTCCAAGGAAATGCGATACAAGGAACTGTACTCCAAAAGCGAGAAGTTCAGAAAAGAGAAAGGCATCTCATTCGATGAGTATCTCGAGAACTATGTATCGCCCGAAGAGAAAGCCAAGGCAGACCGTAGCGTATTGGCGCAGGGTACAAGCCTTTTCGACCCAGTGCTGGCTGAAATCATCATGCGATGGTTCTGCAAGCCACATGGAAAGATTATCGACCCATTCGGAGGGGAACAGACAAAGGGCGTTGTTGCTGGCACGCTAGGCTACGACTATCAAGCTGTGGAAATCCGCAAGGAGCAGGTCGACATCAACACAGAAGCGACCAAGGACTACGGCAGCGTGAAATATTTCTGCGGTGATTCAAACAACATCGGGCAGATAATCAAAGACAGCGATTTCGACCTCTGTTTCACCTCGCCACCCTATTACGACCTGGAAGTCTACAGCAAGGAAGACATGAGCGCACTCGGCACATACGAGGAATTCATGAGCCAGTACGAAAACATCTTCAGGCAATGCGTGGATAAGATGAAGGACGGTTCATTCCTGGTTGTCAAGATTGGGGAGGTACGAAACAAGAAGAACGGAGAGTACCGGAATTTCGTTGGAGACAATATCTCCACCTTCCTGCGGCTCGGACTTCACTATTACAACGAACTTATATTGATCGAGCAGGTCGCGTCCCGATGCCTGAGAGCAGACGGAGGCATGAAATCACGCAAGACGCAGAAGTGCCACCAGAACGTGCTCGTTTTCTATAAAGGCGAAATGGACGAAATCAAGAAGACGTTCGAGGATATGCGACAGCCCGAAAAGATGCACACAAACGTGCTGGTATTCTACAAGGGCGACCCGAAACACGTTCAAGACCATTTCCAGCCTATCGAATACAACGAGGAAGAAGCGCAACAGCTTGCGGACACCTTCAACAGCGTAGCACCAGCAGGAGAGGAAGAGCAACCAGCAGAGGAAGGAGGGCAGAGCGATGAAGGCACAGACGATTGACATCAGCAGAACAGCGAAGGCAATCCGTGCCTGCATCATCAAGCGGCACATGGAAGAGAACCACATCGACCGATGCGTCTGCTTCTCCTGCGGCAACGCATCAAGAGCCATCAAGGAGGCAGGCATCCCCTGCGTGGAAATTTCTCCCGGTGGCGACCTGAGCGCAAACCGCTGGTGGAGCATGAACGAGATACGCAACACCTTCCCCGATTCCTTCGATGCAACCAGCGGACACCTGCCAATGGATATGATGAACCAACTGGCAGCGGAATACAGAACGACTTTTTCCGACATCATCAAGAAGGGACAGACCTACACCATACCGACCGGAAGCGGTGAGACCGTAATCTGTCTGCGGATGGCTTTCCCTAAGTCGCAGTTCATTGCGCAATGGGATAACCAAGACCCAAGCTGCGAGTACTCAGACCAAGCACCGATGGCGCAACTGGTAAAAGCAACTGGGGAATGGGAGATAATAAACGGATGAGACGATATGCGGGCGTATGCGGCACGTTCTCAAACTATGCGCATAACTAAGCGTGATTGAAACGTTCGAGCCGTGTGCACGAAATTCGCAGAAAATAACCTCCAAGGGAGCGGAAACGAAAAAGGCAGGAGATTAACCCCTGCCCATCGCTTTGAGAATACACTGGTTGATGAAGCCGCTGCGGTCTTTCTTATCGACCCCTGCCAAGATGTTAGCCACGTCCTCGGTAGCACCGAAATAGAATGTTGCAGCGTATTTCTTCGTTCGCCCTGCGCCCTTGCGAGCACCTCCCCAAGATTTGGAGGTAGTTTCATTCGTAGTACTCATAATGTTAAAAATTTGGTGATATGAAAATTAATTCGTAAATTTGCAAACGAAATCCCAAAGTGGGGTGGTGGTTCGAGCACCACCCCTTGGAATTTAGAATAATCTAATCGTAAATGATAAGATTTCTATTTTCCAAATCTTTAATGAAATTTTCAGTACGTTCATAAGACTTTGGGATTTCATTTTACTTTTCCCTCATCCTCGGAGGGTTTCAGTAAGTAAGGACACTTCCCTTATTACGTTTGCAAAGATACGAAATTTATTTGAAATATGCAAGTTTTTCAAGATGAATTTTTATAAAAAATCAAATAAATTTCAAGAAATCAGAATCGTATGCCACAAGGTAATAACAACAAACATCGAGCGCAGAAAATCGACATCGAGAACCGCCTGCAGATTATCGCACCCTTATACCGCAGAGGGTGGACGGAGCGAGAAATCACGGCAGAGGTTCGCAAGCGGCTCGACAGACCGAAATACAATCAAGCGCACTGCGACATTCAGCGGTTATTGAAGGAGTGGAGGGAGGAGCGGCTGACCGACACAGACGAGAAAATAACTAGCGAGGTGGCAAGGTTGAAACTGGTGATACGTGAAGCATGGGAAGCGTGGGAGAAGTCCAAGGAAGACTACCACGTTCAGAAATCAACCCAGCATGGACTGCCAATCGTAGATGAGCGAGGAAAACAGATTTCAATCGAGACGGTCAAGGCGATAATGTACGATGCCGAGAAACGAGGATTCGGAGAACCACGCTACCTCGACATCATCATCAAGGCAGAGACGCAGATTTGCAAGCTGCTCGGACTGGATAAGGTCGTGCTCGACCTGAACGCAGGCTTCCAAGGCGGCATCGAGGTACGCTACATCAACTCGGGACACCAGTGTGCATCCAGCGAGCAGGAAGTAATCGAGCGTGAGGGATTGGACAAAGAATAATTTTTTTACCATAATTTTGTTTTAAGTTTTTATTGTTTGAAAGAATGGCACTATTTGACGTTATTGGTGAACTTTATGAACCGAATGCGGACGTGAAGCCAAGGTTTCTAGTAAACCAAGGAGGCACGTCCTCGGGGAAGACATACACCATTATGCAGCGTCTTATAGTGCTTTCTTTTGAGCACCCCATGGCAATTATCACGGTGTGCGGTCAAGACCTCCCGAACTTGAAGGTTGGAGCCATGCGAGACCTCGACACCATCCTGCACACAAGGGCAGAGTTGCTGGACTGGTTCAAGAACAACAAGAGCGACAGCAGCTACCGAGGAAAAAACGGCTCAATCATCGAGTTCAAAAGCTACAAGGATGCGCAGGACGCTAAGAACGGTAAGCGAGACTATCTGTTCGTGAACGAGGCGAACGGTGTGCCCTACGAAGTTTTCTGGCAGCTTGCCATCCGAACACGAAAGCAGGTATTCATCGACTACAATCCAAGCGCACGCTTCTGGGTGCACAACAACATCATCGGCAGGGATGACTGCCGGCTGATCCTGAGCGACCACAGAAACAACCGATTCCTGACTGAGCAGGAGCACAAGAAAATTGAAGAGATTGACGACCCCGAACTGTGGCGAGTTTATGCAAGAGGACTGACCGGAAAGATTACCGGGCTTATCTTCACAAACTGGGGCATCGTTGACAAGCTGCCACCAAGGGAGGAGTGGAAGATGGAATGCAGGGGTATGGACTTCGGATTCACCAACGACCCAACTGCGCTGGAGCACGTTATTTTGGCACACGGAGAGTTATGGGTGGACGAAGAAATTTACCAGCCTGGAATGACGAACGATGACATCGCAGACCGATGCAAGGAACAAGGACGGACGAAACGAGACCTTATCATTGCGGATTCGGCAGAGCCTAAGAGCATTCAGGAGATACACAACCGAGGGCTGTGGATAATCGGCAGCACCAAGGGAGCGGACAGTATCAACAACGGCATCGACATCTTGAAGCGTTTTCGCATCAACATAACAAGACGCAGCCACGGCATCATCGGGAACATGCAGCAATACAAGTGGAAGAAGTCAAGGGATGGAGAGACAACGAACCAGCCTATAGACGCATTTAATCACGGCATAGACGCAATACGATACGTAGCCTTGAAGAAGTTATCCGTAGCAAGCCATGGAACGGCTAGGGCGCACGTATTGAGACAAAGATAACGACAAAAAATATAAAGCGTATGGATAAGAACACAACATTCAAGTACTGGCTGGCAGTGGCAAGGCACACCAGCTATAAAATCGGCAAGCAGCCACGACCAGCGTTTGTCGGAGGGAAACAAGTGCCCGACAATCTCAACCAGCTATCAATCGGACAGCTAATAGACCTTTCCCAGCTATCAGACAGCGAGGAAAGTCTGTATCAGATAGTGACAACCGTCCTCGGTCTGAGCCACAAGGAAGTGGAGCAGGCTAGGGCGGTTGATGTCGTTATGCTCATCGGCTGGGTAACAGCAGAGGTCGAGCGCATCAACAAGCTCTTCGAGAGCACAGACACAGCGAAGCCAACACGACTGGAGAAGGAGGCAGGCATCGATACCCTGCGGTTCGGACTGTTCGGCATGCTGGACTGGTATGCGGTAAGGATGGGCATCAGCGACCACGACCAGGTTCTAAAAACGCCATGGCTTCGCATCTACAAGTGCATGGAAATGGACAACAAGAGAAGCGTGTACGAGCGAAACCTGCAGAAGTTGCAAGCGGAAGAAATGAAACGTAAATCTAGATAATTATGGCAACAATCAGAGAAACATTAAAGCAGTTGGCAGCAGACACGCTACCAGACTATACCTACCTATTCGAGGACTGGGACACAGCAGACACCAAGCTGGAGAAACTGAACTATCCGGCAATCGTGTGCATCATCCCAGCCAGCGGCACGACAGAGATACGCAACGGCAAAGTATACGACACCGTGAACGTTGCCCTGGCGTATCTCGACACCGTACCGAGGGGAGCGGAAGGAGAAGACAACGGAGAGTGCATCGACCGAATGAAGGTGGCAGGGGCAAGGATGATACGAGCCATCAACCAGTCGCACCAGTTCGAACCATTGGAAGGGCAGCAGTACTACGAGACCATCATCGAGCGTTTGAGCACGATCGTGTCGGGCGTAATGTACTCCCTGCAACTGACACAGAGAATAGGAGGGTGTGAGGTATGAGCAAGGGAGGTATTCAATTCGACCCCAAGGCGGCATCGCTCATCATGCGTGAGGAAGTGGAGAGAGCACGGCAACTTATCATCAACCACATACGTATCAACGGACAGAACGCATCGGGGCGCACCATCGCCAGCCTAAAGGTGGAGCAGCCCAGCGAGGACGAAACCATCCTCTGGGGACACAAGCCATTCGGGGTACTGGAGACCGGACGAAGGGCAGGAAAGATACCATACGGCTTCCGTGGCATCATCCGGCAGTGGATGAAGGACAAGGGACTGCACGGCAGACCTATCCCATACAAGACCCAGCGACCGCACAAGTACACGCCACAAGAGCGTGGAGACATGAGCATGGCAGGAGCCATCGCCCACACCATCGCCAGCAAGGGTTCTAAGCTGCACCGGACTGGCGGCAGGGCTGACGTGTACAGCAACGTTGTGCCCGATACGATGAAGCGGTTAGGGCAGAGACTTATTTTCTTAATCCACCAGTCGGTGGGAAGTATCAAACTAAACAATGAGACGGTATGAGACAGACAACGAAAAACGGCATCACGATTAAGTATGCGGACGCTGTAGGCTTCGCTTTCCTTCCCTGCATCATCAAGGCGAGCGGCTCGGGTGTTGCGAGTATAGAGGCAACAATCAGCAGGGAGACCAAGACGTACACGTACAGCGTGGAAGCGTTTGCAGATAATTGCATCATGGACTATCGGGAATATGTGCAGGCACTCTTCGATGGCATCAGCTTCGGAGACCTCGACTACAGCAGGGAGAGCCAGAAGAGCAACCTCGGGGCAGTTTTCGATATTTCCGTGAAGGTCAAGAACAGCGAGGGGAGCGACCTTGCGACATTCAGCTACACGACCTTCTACGTTTGGGGAGCGATGAGGGCAGGAGAGACGTGGAACGCAAGAAAGACGCTTACATGGTTCACGAACTTTCCATTCTCCTTCGGTCTATACATCAGCGAGGAAACCAGCCTTCTTGTGTATGCGGACGGAAGGGTTACGAATAAGCACATAGACATCGCAGAGCAGGGCATTTTCGAGATTACAAGCAAGGTTCTAAAGGAAGGAGCGAAGTCTTACTCCATCAAGGACTATAATGGGAAGCAGCAGGCGACCTTTGACACGACCTTCGATTTCACTTTCTACTTGAAGACCAGCGGCATGTATACGGAACTGGCAGCCATCAAGACCGACAACACGGAGAAGGGCATTTATCTGCGTTGGGTTGATCGTCACGGTTTCTATCGCTACTGGCTATTCACGCAAGGCGATGAGAGCAGGGCGATAAGCAGCGGCACCAGCTTCATGCGCAACAACCTCGGAGAGTATGACGATACAATATTCGGCTACCTCGGAGCAAACGGCAGAAGGCAGGGATACGGCAGAGAGGACACCATACCGCTTTGCGCACCATTGGTAGATAGCGAGACGTTCGACTTCCTGCAAGACTTGGCAAGCAGCCCAGTCGTTGATATGTACCTCGGTGGAGACAAGTGGCAGAGTGTGACAATCAAGGCAGGAACCTACACCAAGACAACGGCAGAGTTGCAGGATTTCGTCTGCAACCTGGTTATTAACAATACACAGATTCAGCAGCTATGACAGACCAGCAACTTTACATCGATGGCATCTTGATGGATATGAGCGAGGAAACAGCAATCACGCTCGACATCAAGAGCAACCTTTTTCGTGACATTACGAAAATGACCGCCAACACGACATACACCATCAACCTTCCCAAGACAGCACACAATATGGCTGTGCTGGAGTTTGCAGGGAAACCGAGCACAAGCAGCAAATACCCCTATATTTTACACACAGCACGTTATTTCCGTAACGGACTGGAGATTATCCGCAACGGAAGGGCAAGCGTCCTGAGCGTCAAGGAAACCATCGAAATTTCGATTTATTGGGGATTGTTTCAAGCATTGGCAACGCTGCAATCGTCAGATTTGAAGCTGAACGAGTTGAATTGCACGAAGTATCTGCGTTTCAACAGAAACAACAGCTCCTACACCTACGAGAAGGCAATATCGGAGGGAGTATTCTATGGAAGATACGAAACGGCAGCGGTCAAGACATCAAGCGAGGAGTGGCAGGGCTATGACCGCAACGTTGGAGGGAACAGCAACACGACATATTCACTCGTTGGCGGTAAGATAAGAACAGGAACAGAGGTCGGGAAGTACGTGTCGGGCGAGGTGTTGACCGATGAGACCTACATGTGCGCAATCATACCTTTCGAGGCTGGAATGAGAGCGACCATCAGCAAAGTGTTGGGAAAGGGAGACTATCGAACATGGGCAATACTCGACAAAAACAAGAACGTTCTGAGCCTTGCCGATGATGCCGGGAAGACAGAAGTAGAGACCTATCCGTCACTACCAGCTCCAGATCCTATTCTCGGAACGTTCGTGAGTGCAGGAGCGTGCATCGCCAATATCGCAACGAGCGTTGCCATGGAGACAATATCCATCAGGGTTCGGGCAGAGAAGGCTGGCTCTGTAGAATACGGAGCACTTGATGCGAAGACCGGAGAGGCAACACCATGGGGAACGTATGAGGTTGCAGCCGGAGAAACAGAGATTAATGTTGTAAAGAGCAAGCCTTCCGGTCTCCTCGTATACATTAAGCCTTCGGTAGATAAGATGATAAATATGAAGATAAGCACTGGTGTGGCGGCTTATTATCTATCGGACGGTAAGTTATCTCAAGTACATTCGAGCGGAGCGTACAGCGTGAAGTACACAAGCGAGAGTATGCCTATCAATATAGACCTTCAAGCACCAGCCACGGCAGAGTGGCTTGTCATAAACGCAATCAAGGAATACAGCACTGGTACGACCATTCAAGTTGAGAGCGAGACTGAGAGCCGGGCGAGAGCCAGCAGCAGGGAAGTACAGACTTCTTCGAGCGGTGGTTCATTTGGTGGAGGTGGCTCTTTTGGTTATTCCGACAATGGAGCAATCCAGCCAAGCGTGACGGTGCAATATATTATAGACCTTATCACAGCACAGACTGGTGTGGAATTCGGCTGGAGCAATCGAGCAAAAGAAACCATCAAGGGGCTTGCTGTCCCATTGATTACAAGGAAGGCAGATGTGCAGACGGTTGTAGGCAGCTTAGAGGGCACTTTTTTCCAAACTGAGAGCCTTGGTATTCTCGACTTCCAAGCAACGAGCCTATCGGAGGTATTCGATGGGCTGGAGATTGGACACAGATACAGCCAGCTGAATGTAAAGATTGCCTGCGCGATGATTTTTGATGTCCAGATGAACTGGTCGTGGGATGCATCGAATGCACGCCCGAATGGGTATGTCGGAAGTTCTTACGAAGGCTCTACAGAACAGAACGGAGTATATAATTACGAGCCTTGCTACGTTGAAATCAAGGTTGTATCAAAGCATACGAGCGACCAGAATGAAAGCGAGTACACCAAGACATACATCGCAGGCAAGGAGATAAACGAAGATAATGCTTCTTTTAGAAGGTATATTACAGACTACGACTCGGACAAGGTGAACGGACGGTTCATACACCTTGCAGCAGGACGAGGGGAGATTGAACTTGAAGAGGGCGACATCGTTACCTTCGAGTTCAAACACTACGGTAAGGGGGTCTTGAGAGGACTGCGTGGGTACAACGGACGCATTTCTGCAAGCATCAGTCAGAGCGATGAAGTACCCTACGGAGGTAATTTCCCTATTGGCAAGAACCTGCCCGACATCAAGGTAACGGATTTCTTGAAGTGTATCTGCATTCTGACATCAACGTTTCCAAGCCAGCGGTTTATCGGTGGAACACTTACGTTTGCTGACATCGTGAACCTTTGGGAAGACAAGGCGCAAGCGGTGGACTGGACAAAAAAGCTCATCCCAAGCGAAGCCTGCAACCATCCAAGGCAGACCGATTTCATCGTAGAGGACTACTGCCAGCACAATATCTACAAGTGGAAGGAAGACGACACCGTATATCAGCAGCACGATGCGGATATGACTATAGACAACAAGACGCTGGAATATACGCAGGACGTCTGTACGCTTCCATTCGCAGCCACGGACGGAAACCGCATACCGATATACGAGTGGGAAAGCAAGCAATCCACGTTTGGCAGCACCACGATAACCAGACAAGTCGCAACGAAATACAAGGCATGTAAAGACCGAATAGTGAACCTGACGAACAATGCAGGCTATGCGGAATTGGCTTTCAACATCAACCTTCAGGACATCTTCGACAACAAGTTGAATAGATTAAGAAAGACGATCGCGAACCCACACCAGATAACGGAGCGTTTCAACCTTTCGGATTTGGAGATACTGAACTTTGATGAAACGAAGCCAGTGTACCTTGCGCAGTACGGAGCGTATTTTGCTTGTCTTGAAGTCAAGACCACAAGCAGCGGATACTGCGAGGTTACAATGATAGAGTTGAACAATTAAAAAGAACGAACTATGGTAAGTGAAGACAAACAGCAGATTCTTGACATCAAGGTCAAGTACGAGGATGCAATCTATGGCATCATCAGATACAAGGAGAAAATAGACCAGTTGAAGGCAAGTATCAAGGACTTGCAGCAGCAGGAAAAAGACAAGACCATCACGACCAACGAAATGAAGGTTCAGACGGAAGCCATCAACGCAACCATCAAGGAGTACCAGTACAACGTGCGTGCCTTGCAGAAGGAGATCCAGAACAACGTGCGCACAGAGAACGAGCAGGAAGGCAGCTTGAAGCAGCTGCGTGCCCAGCTTTCCAATGCCACCAAGAAATACGATGAAATGGCGAAGGCAGAGCGTGAGGGAGCGAAGGGGCAGGCATTAGCAAAGCACATAAACGAGATTACGGATAAGTTGAAACTGGCAGAGGAGCAGACCCAGCGGTACTACCGAAATGTAGGTAATTACTACAACTCAATGCTTGACCTTGCAGCCGACCTTCAGCACGTTGTACCGATGGGAGGCGGTGGAGGTGTTGGCGAAGGCGTCAGCAACTTTGCAAACACTGTAGTGAACCTCGGACAGACCGTTAAGGGCATCATCCCTAACGTCAAGGCTTTTGGCTCAACCTTTCTCGGATTGGCAACGAACCCAGTGTTCCTGGGACTAGCAGGAGTTGCAGGCGCAGGAATGGCATTCAAATGGTGGTTTGACTACAACAAGGGATTGATGGAAGCCACACGACTGACAAAGGAATTCACTGGCTACACCGGGGAAGCATTGGAGACGATGAGGAACAGCATCGCAGCCACAGCGGACACGATGGGAAAGGATTTTAAGGACGTTCTCGGAACGGCTGACAACATTATGGCTAATTTCCATCTATCGGGCGAGCAGGCGATGGACGTAATCAACAAGGGCTTTGCGAGCGGTGCAGACCTATCGGGCGATATGTTGCAGAAGATACAGCAGTATGCGCCTACCTTCCACGATGCAGGAATATCGGCAGACCAGATGGTGGCTATCATCCAGCAGACACGTAGCGGTATCTTCAGCGACAAGGGTCTCGACATCATCGATATGGCTAGCAAGAAAATCCGTGAGATGAGCAGCGGAACGGCTTCCAGCCTTGACGCTATCGGCATTTCTTCAAAGCAGGTGCAGCAAGACCTAGCCAACGGCACGAAGAACACATTCGACATCATCCAGCAGGTAGCTTCGAAGATGAAGAACTTTGGAGCGGACAGCCAGCAGGTGGGCGATGTTCTGAAAAACGTCTTTGGAAAGCAGGGAGCGCAAGCAGGTATTCAGCTTATCGAACAGCTCGACACGATGAGCACTAGCCTTGACGAAGTGAAGAAACAGACTGGAGCTTGGGGAGATGTGCAGCTGGAGAACATCAAGTTACAGAAGGAACTGAACACCTATATGAGTTCTATGTTCGATTTCAGTCAAAAGGGCTTTGCATCAATCATCACGGCAGGAAAGCAATTCGGCACGAAGGTTCTCGTTCAGATAATGAAGGGCTTGTTCAACACCATCAACTACTTCATCGACTGGTACAATGAGAGCCTTCTTCTTCGAGGGATAATCAATGCGCTCGGCACAAGTTACCGCTTGATGTGGAACGCAATCAAGCTCGTATGCAATCTTGCAATAGACTCATTCAAGAGGATGGGCTTTGCAGCAAAGGGCATGCTTGATATACTCGAAGGTATCGTGACTTTTGACCTATCCAAGGCACAGAAGGGATTCAAGGAGATATTCGACATTTCCGGCACTATCAAGGAAACATGGCACGACATCAAGAACGCTGGTATCGAGATAGGCAATTCCTTTGCTGACGGATTCGAGAACACCGTGAATGGAAGACTGAACCATCTGAAACTTGCGAACCTAGACGGTGGAGCGACCAGCAGCGAGCCAACGAACGGAAACAAGGGAACGACACCAGCAGCAGCCAAGAGCAGCACAGCCAAGACCAAGGCACAGAGAGCCAAGGAAGAAGCGGAAGCCAAGGCAGAAGCAGAGCGCAGGAAGAAGCAGGAAAAGGAATTGCAGTTGCAGATTGCACTTATCCAGTACAAGTACAACGAGCAAGTAATGGCCGCTAAGAAGCGATACCTTGCAGGTATGTACGACAACGAGCGAGACTACAACAACGACCTCGAACAGCTGGAGAAGGACATGGTGGCAAGAAGCATTGACGCATACGTGGCGGCAGGGCAAATCGGAGCGGAAAAGGCGCAGGAAATGCAGGCAAAACTTCTCGACATCATGATAAAGGCGAAAGCGGACTTGAAGAACCAAGCGAAGGAGATTGTTGATGAGCTCAACAAGGAGTTCGAGGAAGCAGAGAAGAAACGCAGGGATGCGAACATCATGAACGGTGGCACTGGAGAGGAAGACGATGCAGCCAAGCTGGAGAGATACAAGGCTTTCCTTCATAGCAAGATGGACGCCTACAAGGACTATGCAGACGTGCAGGAGCAGCTACAGAAGGATTTGAGCGACAAAGAAGTCAAGGAGCAAGAGGAAGCAAACAAGAAAAAGGCAGCTTTGCAGGAAGATCAACTGAAAATGATGAGCGACATGATACAGACCATGGGAGACGGTCTATCCGAGTTCTTCGAGAGCGAGGATAAATCGCTTCATTCCTTCCTTAAATCGATGCTGACATCAATACTTGACGCAATCGAGATAGCAGTTAACGCTTACTATGCTCAAATCCTCGCAAAGGAGATTGCAAGCAAGTCGTGGTTTGGTGTGGCGAGCGCAGCAGCATTGATGGTACTTGTCAAGGCAGCCTTTTCAGGAGCAAAAGCACTCGTTAAGGGTTTCTCTGTTGGTGGATATGTGCAGGGAGCAGGCACTGGAACGAGCGACAGCATCCCGGCAAGGCTATCCAATGGCGAGAGTGTAATGACCGCCAAGGCGACATCGATGTTCAGTCCGATATTATCCGCATTCAACCAGCTGGGCGGTGGAGTGCCTATCGTAGCAAACAACGCTGGCAGCAATATAGGAATGGATATGCTGGCGGCAGCTGTAGCCAGAGGGTATCAGATGGCTCCCCAGCCAGTAGTGAGCGTTGAGGAGATAAACCGCACCCAGCGTAGAGTGCAGACGAGAGATAATATCAGCAGGTTCTAATGGTGTTGTTATTTTATCAAGATTTGCGTTCTGAGCGGTTTTTGGTCGGAGGTGGTAAAGTTATACGCCCAAGACAGTAGAAGTCGCTTAGAACGCAAAATTTTGGCTTGTTTGGAAAAATTAACTGTTTATGAGATAAGCATATTGAAAAATATCGTATCTTTGCAGCGTTTTAAAACTTAAAAATCACGTTTCAATGGCAAAACTCAGAATATACAACGACATCGACAGCCAAGACAACAAGTTTTGGTATCAATGGTGGGGTGGTGACTGCGTGTGCTTTCAGGATATAGATGTTTTTGCAGCAAGCATACCGAAAGACGATGATACCATCGATATGCGCATCTTCTGCAATGGCGGCTCTGTAGTCGAAGGCTGGGCGATTTACGACCGACTGAGACAGAGCGGCAAGAAGATAACCTGCACCGTGGAGGGCAAGGCAGCATCTATGGCCACAATCATCATGCTCGCAGCACCAAAGGAGAGTCGCAAGGCATATGAGAACGCAGCCTTCCTCCTGCACAATCCGTGGGTTCCTGGCTGGTGTCTTGGCGACCAGCTGAACGCAAAGGACTTGAAGAACCAGAGCGAGGAAATGCAGATGTGGCAGGATAAGATGGTGGACGCATACGTAGAGCGGTGCGAGTGCGACCGGGAAGAGATACAAGCCTTGATGGATAAGGACATCTTCATCAACACCAGCGAGGCTTTGCGCCTAGGTCTTATCAGCAGCACCGTTTCAGCACTCAGCGCAAGCGAATCGAAGCGCAACATAGAGCAATTCATTAATTCAAAACAACAAAATCCAAAAGCAATGGAGAAGAAAACAGAAGTAAAGGCTTCTCTCCTTGACAAGATTCTCGCCAAGTTGGGCGTGAAGTCACTGGAGGAAGCAGAGCAGGCGGTGGCAGAGCCACAAGCCAAGGTAGAGCCAAAGGCTATGGAACTCAACACAGCGGACGGACAGACACTGACCGTTGAGCGTGAAGAGGGAGATCCGCAAGTTGGCGACAAGGCAAGTCCGGACGGAACATTTGAAATGCCCGATGGCAAGACAATCGTTGTCGAGGACGGTGTAATTACCGACATTAAGACAGCAGACGACACCAACAATGATGGCGGTGAAGGCGGTGAAGGCGGTGAAGGCGGTGAAGGCGGCAGCGCATCAAGCACCGTCAACGACACCGTAGCCAAGTTGCAGCAGCAGGTAGCAGCACTCAAACAGCAGTTGAACGACACCAAGGCACAGCTTGTAGGCGCACAGAAACTTGCGAAGAGCAAGGAAGACATGCGCATCCTGAATGCCGTGAAGATGGCAGGAGGTGCGGAGAAGGTGTTTGCAGGCTACAGCAGCCACTACCAGCCAGTACAGCGACAGCCAAGCGGCAAGGGCGCAGGCGACAACGTGAACGCTGTCGAGGAAGGTAAGAACGCCATCAAGGAGAGACTTGCCAAGCTCCACAAAAAGGGCAAGAAGTAACAAGTATTAACCCATTAAATCAGAAGAAAATAATGGCAGGATTTACAAAACAGCAACTGGAGAACCTTAAACTCCAGCCAGAAAACCTCGCAAGCATCAAGGATGCAATACAGGAAACCTTCTACAACGATGAAGATTTCTCTTCATTCGTGAACATTCAGAAGGTTAAAGAGAAAGACCCTATCGCTCTTCTCGGAGAGATGGAAATGGTCGGCAAGAAGGGTGGAGGCTGCGACCCTACCTATGAAGAGAAGGGCATCGCCAACTCTCAGAATCGCTGGGAACTCGGACAGTGGGAGATTCCTATTAAGATTTGCTACGAGGCATTGAAGGGAACCATCGCTGAGTATTCATTGAAGACTGGAACAGAGATTGGCGACCTTAACAACACCGACTTCATGACCATCTACACCGATGCACTCCTGCGAGCCATACAGCAGATGATTTGGCGTTTCGGCTGGTTTGGCGACAAGGCGGCAGCATTGGCAGGTACAGGTGGCGGCAAGCTGACAGCAGGCTTAGATGTTAGTAATTTCAACGTCTGCGATGGCCTCTTCAAGCGTATCTTTACAGCCACAGCGACCAAGAACCATACCGCCATCGCAGCCAACAGCGAGACCACGGCAGCAGCGCAGATTTCTTCATTGCGCAAGAGTGGTGCGGCTACTACACTTGTAGATACAATCTTGATGGATGCAGACACACGTATCGTTGACGACAGCGATTCCGTATTGCTCATGACACGCTCGCTTGCTGACGCATTGACCTACGACCTCAAGAAGACCTACCACGACATTATGCCATGGGAGAAGTTGTTCGATGGCTTCGAAGTAGCGACCTACAACGGAGTGAAGATTGCACGTGTCGGCATTTGGGATAGAATGATCAAATCATACGAGAAGGGCACAACGACAGTCAACCTTCCACACCGTGCGGTATTCTGTAATACTAAGCACCTCATGATTGGTACTGACGCTGATTCACTCATTAGCGACCTCGACGTCTGGTTCGACCAGAAGGAGCGCAGGAACTATCTCTATGCTACAGGTAAGATTGGCACGGCTCTCCTCGAAGAGGACATGATCCATGCAGCTTACTAATCATCGCTCCAAATTTTCAGTTTAGTATTAGTCCTCAACACCCACAAAACGGTGTTGGGGATATAACAATTTAAAACGAATTAATATGGCAACAACTTGCGAGAGCCTTATCGCCCAGGACATCATCATCCCTTGCGAAGACCAAGTAACTAAGGGACTGGAGGGCGATGGACTTATCATCAACCGAGACGACATTGACTTCACAAAGTCTGCTGTCGTTGGTAATACAATTAGCACATTGGTCTTGAAGACTGGCAAGAAGGCATACTCTATCCGGCAGGAAGGCAGCAAGCCATTCACTGGAACTAAGACCGAGTTGACTGTTGGCACGTATCGCAACAGTTGGAAGAACACCGTAGCAGTCGTAGTATTGGCAAACACACCTGACGTTTGCTCAAATATCATTGACGGACTGGCGAACGGAAAGTTCGTTATCATCCTTCGCAACCTTTCAAAGGGAGCGGACGGAAAGGCAGAGTATCAGGTATTCGGATATGCGCAGGCACTGAAGGCAAGTTCTGGCGAAAACGACAAGTACTCAGACGACACCGAGGGTGGATGGCTTATCACGCTGGAAGAGGAGAGCGTACCAAAGTCAGCTTATTTCTTCTTCGACACAGACAGCAAGACCACGGCAGCCAAGTACGCCAGTCTGACAACAGAAGCCGTAGGAGGTTAAGCCATGACCTACGAGGAAGCAACAGCCAAGGTCGGGGAGTTGAAGGCACGTTTCGACAGTCCCTTTGATGCAACCGACAAGGCAGTTATCGAAACTCTATATTTCGAGGTAACACGGAAGCGGTTTGTTCCGACAACCTGCCAGCAGTGTTACCACGATGCTCTGATAGAAATTTATCTGAAACTCAAAAAAGAAAAGGCAATGCCAAAGCAATGTAATTACGTAATGAAGGCAGGTTTCATCATTTCCTGTCCGGATTTCTACCATGGTAAGATTTTTACGAACGAGAACCTGACCGACAAGGTAGCGCACGAATATCTGACGAAGTACCCACACATGGAGAGCTACTTTCAGAAGATACCCAGCGATGAACTCATCGAGAACAAGGAGCAGCCAGCAGACAGCGACAAGAAAAAAGACATCGACCAAGCCGAAAAAGCAGGCAAGGAAGAGTAACAAAACAACAAGTAAAACGACACAAGCAATATGAACGTTAAGACAGTTAAAAAGCCAAAGCGAAGGGTTGATATTGGCTACGTCAGCCGATTCAAGATGCAGGCATACGGATATGATAATCTATATCCGCAGAACCTCGAACGCATCACGGAAGCCAGCGGAACGGCAATGCTCTGCCTTAACCGCTACGCACGATTCATTGAGGGCTACGGCTTCGACAGCGATGTTATCGCAGCGTTAGCGATGAACTGGCAAGGGGACACGGCAGACGATTTGCTTCGGAACGTTGCGCAAGACCTCGCACGCTATGGGGGTTTTGCCCTTCATGTTAACTACAACGTTTTAGGGCATGTGTCGAGCGTGAGCCACGTACCCTTCGAGAATTGCCGCCTTGAAGAGACGGACGACAAGGGGAACGTGGAGCACGTCTTGCTGCATCCCGACTGGGAGCAGAAGAAAACGAGGAACGGAAAGCGGTTGTTTGTGAACGAGAAGACTATTGAGCGCATCAACATTTTCAATCCAGACCCCGACATCGTTCTTGAACAGATTGAGAACGCTGGCGGCATCGACAGCTATAAAGGACAGATCCTATGGCAGAGCCTAGACGGAAAATTTATCTATCCGACAGCCAGCTACGATTCTGCCATCACGGAGATTTCGACCGATGAGGGACTGGCCAACGTGAAGATGAGGAACGTGAGAAACAACTTCCTTGTATCGTGTATGCTCGTAACCAAGAAGGGCGTGCCTAAGTTCAACGAGGAAGGCGAAGAGGTGGAGAGCGGACAGATGATTTCCGATGAAGACCTTCTGCAGTTCCAGGGGGACGAGAATACAGCGAAGATTCTTGCGGTCGAGGTGGAGAACGAGGAAGACGAACCGAAGGTTGTTGCTTTCCCTACAAGGAACTTCGACAAGGAGTTTTCCGTGACCGACAGCAGCGTTATTGAACGCATCTACGCACAGTTCCACCAAGAACTCTTCTATGCCATCCGTATGGGCAAGCTTGGATTCAGCGGACAAGTGATGCAGGATGCCTACGAGTACTATGCAGGCGAAGTGACGACCGAGCAGCGTTTCATCGAACGAGCCTTCAAGAAGATTTTCGAAAATTGGCACGATCCAGCCATTCAGAACTTAGACCCCAAGCTACAGCCGTTGAAGTATATCAGCAGCGAGGTGGCAGGGAACAACACGATAGATTAATTGATTGAGCCTATGGGAGAACAGACAAGAAAGCAACTTATCACGGTTGATCAGTTCCGGGGACTGGCACGACCGACAAGCGCACACCTGGATGAAAATGAAGTGAACTCATACATTCGTGAAAGCGAGGACACGAACATCATACCAGCCATCGGGTGGAAACGTTTCAAGGCAGCGACCGAGCAGGGAGAGTGGGGTGATTCAGTCTTGCCCGATTTCCAGCCTGCGGTCTTCCTGGACGGTGGCGAATACACCACAAAGAAGGAGGGCGTTTGCAGCCAAGACGAAACCAAGGTACAGAAGTACACCAGCGGAATACGCAAGGCACTCGCTTATTTCACGTATGCGAGGCTTTTCCGTGCCGATGGCACAATTATAAGCCGGGCAGGTGGAATGCGCCACAGAGACGATTATTCAGACCACGTTCAAGATGCATCAAACAACAAGCAATACAACGACATCATGGATATGGCAGAAAGATATTTATCAGATGCACTCGAATACCTCAAGGCATTCACCCCGAAAGGGGAAGTGAAAGCACAGCGAGGAACGAGGGCACACATTCATGCAATAGGAGATTAATATATGGCAACAATAGACGAAATTAGACAGCAGGCGGAAGCGGTAAAGAACGCTTCGCATGTTGGCGAGAACACAGCATTGCGTGTTGGCGGTGTCCTCGTTGACCTTTGCGAGTGGATGAAGAAATTGAGCGACAACGCAGGGAACGGAGGTGGCGGAACATCGGGAGGCAGTGGTGTTTCTTTAGGAACTCTTCTCACTAAACTTAATACTGACAATCCTTTTCCTACTAGTGATGGTCAAGTATTAACTTATAGTGGTAGTGATTTCATTTGGAAATCTCCTACTGGAAGTAGTGGTGGCTCATCGTCAAACCGTTATTCGTTCACCATCTACAATGGCTCATCGAATACTGACTTTATTACCTATGACGGTAGTTCTGCGGCATATTTAAGGTTCAAAAGTGGTTTCTCTATATCAAAAACAGGCTTGGGCTATGAGATTTCAGCCTCTGGTGGTAGTGGTGTTACTCTAAATCCTACCATGGATGCAATGAATAAACATTTAGATAAAACTAAATACGGTACTCCTCAATTTCTTTATTGGGATGGTTCTACATATACTTGGAAGGATGAATCTGAGATTAGCGGTAGTGGTTCTAGTAGTAGAATAAAGAAAATTAAATTATTTAACTCCAATTCTGACTATTCTTTTGAAACTATAGACTTAGGAACTGCTGATACTATTGGATTTATGGCAGGTGACAACATTACCTTGGAAGCAGTTGTTAAGGAATATACTAATGTTATAAAGATTTCTGCTAAAGGTGGCAGTGGTGGTTCAACGTCAACAAGCGTATCTTGGTCAGACGTAACTAACAAGCCGAGCACATTTACACCTAGCAGTCATACTCATTCAACAAGTGACATCAACGGTCTCTCTAATTACGTGCAGGGCATCAAGGTAAATAATGCCGACAAAGCAACGCAGTTGGTAAACCCACGACTCATTTGGGGACAGAGCTTCAATGGAACTGGTGACATCAATGGCAACTTGAAAATGGGCACAGCAGGAGGTGGTTCTATTCAGCTTTGGATGAACGGTGGCAACATGCTTGACCGCACAGACAATACACTCCACATTGGTTATGGACTGAAAGCATCGTCTGATGGAGAGATATGGTTGGATGCCTATGCAACAAGGGTTTATACTAGCAATTACGGCAATCACTATGATTTCAAAGGAAATGTCTTTGATGTTAATACCAATGCTATTCATTTTGGTTCTGGAGCTAGTGGTGGTAAAATCTCTTGGGATGCAGCTAATAATGCTTTCAAAATAGAAGGAAATGTCTATGCTACTGGAGGTATAACTGCACTCGGTGTAAGTAACAATGCTACTACAAGTAATAATGTTGACTTTACGTTTAACAGTGTTACTTCTAAAAGAAATATAATTTATGCTGATGACAATATGCCTTTTAAAATATACCCAAAAAATGACACTGATAACCCATTAGTTTTTAAACATGACGGTGCTCATTGGAATATATATGACGATAATATTGACAATTTAATATTACAAGGTAATTGTATAATAGATAGTGACGGTTGGGTGTATAGTCCTAAATTTCTTAGCAATGAAAATGGTAATATGTCACTTGATGGTAGTAATTTTACTCTTGGAGATACAGACAATGATGTCAATGTACTCTTTTACTACAATAGCAGTCGCTATAAATTAGATATGTCGAAAGCAATTAGCATAGGAGTGTTTACAAAATTATCAACACAAGAGCTATCAACCTTACAGGAAAGAAAGACAAAGAAAAAGGCTGTGTCATAAGTAAGATAATGCATATATAAAATACGTAGCTTATGAAGAAATTTATACAATGGTTGGCAAAGGTATTCAATGCCAACATAACAATAGAGAAAGTAGTAACCAAGGAGGTAGTAAAGGAAGTTCCTGTTGTAAAGGAAGTAACTACTGCAAAAGAAGTAATTAAATACCTTACCAATGGTACTATTAAAGGTGATGTTAATGTAGTAGGCAATCTTTCTGTTGAAGGAAGTATTACAGCTACTGGTGGTATAACTTGTTTAAAGTAGTGAATTATGATAGATGAAGAATATATAGTTAAAGCTCCTGTTAGTATTGATGATGTTCAAAAAGTACTCAATACTGACGATAATGATATAGGTAGATTATGTACTAATTCTACTATTAATATGTGGTCTAAGCATAAGCCAGTAGATGGTGGAGGACTATTTAGTACTAATATTGTAGGTAGCGGTATTAAAATTCCACATGCTACAACTATAACTGACTTTATTAGGTTAGTTACTGGTGGTAGCTTAAATTGGTCTTACGATAAACCTACAGGAGGTGAATATAGTCCTTATAGACTTGCTGATTTTAATGGTTACGACCATTTTGCTAATTGTAGGTTTTATTATTTAGATAATCAAAGTCTAGCATTTGATTTTGATACAGATAGTTATTTACAAATTAATATTGAAACTATAAAAGACGGTGATGCAGGAGTTGATACTCAACTTACTGTAGATGATTTAAACATATCTAAGTATTATTTAGGTGCTGTTATAGAGTATAACAATAATATAATTACTATTGTAACAAATGCTACCACTTTGGATGACAATAACGTATTGAAAATTCCTAAGATTAAATTAGCAAGTTTAGATACAGGTAGTAATTCTACTTATTATGTAGATGTATATCCATTTTTATATACTAATGGAGATGATGGTAGTGGACAAACAAAATATTGTGCTATTCCGTTTAAAACTACAGCTGGTGGAGAACCTACATTTGCAAGATACCCTATACAACTAGAAATTAATACGTCTGCAAATTCTGTTCTGAATAATGCTCTTATTGGACTTAGACCTACATCTGGAGATTTATATAAATATTATGGTAAAGATAGTTTTTTAAGTTCAGATGGTAGTATAAAAGGCTATTTAAAGATTAATGCAAGGAAAGAATATAATGGCGCTACTTATATAAAGGCTACTATTGATAATAGTAATAATAGTTCTGCTCTAACGTTGAGAGCTTCAAATTTAGAATTTGAAATAAGTGGTAGTAATACTACAGGCGATTCTTATATACTTAACGATGGCGTAGTTATGCTTTTATCTAATAATGGCGATATAATTAATGGCACAACTTCCATAACTATTCCAGCTGGAACAACACAAGAAGTTCTATTTAGTCTTAGTAATTTGTTTAATTATGGAGACCCTAATGAGCAAGAACAAAGACCTAGTTATCCTAATGACGGTCTTTATAAATGCTATGGCATATTTATTAAGTATAAAAATACTACTAATTATATAGCCGCTATGCCTGGTTTTTGCTTTAAACAAGATTCTAGCTACAACGGTAGTGGAGAATATGTTAGTGGTAACGTATAAATATCAGAATATTAACAATAACAATTTAAATATTATAATTATGAAGAAGATTAATTTCACTGCATTGCAGGTTGCAACGAGTATCAAGAAAGATAAGTATATAACCAAAGACATCCGAGAGGAGTTGGCTAATGCTATGTATCAGAATGCCAGAGGCATCGGCTATATGGCGTTGGCCATGAAGATATACAAGTCGGATGGTGAGGTCGAGCTTGACGATAAGGAGTTCAAGCTGTTGAAGGACTTCGGTCAGGGCTTCCCTCTCTTCTACCAAGACGCGCTTGGACTTCTCGAAGAGGAGAAGAAGTAACGCAAACTACTATTTGTTTCAAAATGAATGACAAGGAATGAGAGATTATCCAGGTAGAAATGCTGGAGATATAAAACTTGAACTTTAAGTTGTTGACTTTGTAAATTAAAAATAAGACAATATGAAAAAGAAACAATTACATGAGGCACTGGCAGTGCTTCTTACCAAACTTTCATCGGCAAGGGACAATCCCTTGCTGATGGATAACTATGTGGTGAAAGCCTTGCGCACGGTTCTTTTGAAATTCAAGGAATCGGGCGAGCTTCACGAAGCATACAAGGAGCAGATACAATCCACGCTGGAGAGTGACAACCCATGGGTAGCTATGATGATGAAGTCAATTGGCGCAGATCCTACTATTAAGAAGGGCATGACCGATGAAGCCATTGACGGAATGATTGATTCTATGCTGGGGGCAGAATAATACAATTTTCGTCTGAAAATATATATAATAATATACAATAATTTTAATAAATTATATATGAATGACAAGGAGAAAGAACTATGGCGAGTTATAGACAACGTAATCAAGTGTTGCGCTATTGAGCTGCCGAACGGAGAATTGAGCATTACGAGGGAAGACGTTCTCGGCAAGTCGAGAGCAGAAAACCTCGTAATGACACGATGTATGGTCGTTGAGCAGATGATACACGCAGGATTCAGCGTAACGACCACTGCGACCGTATTAAACCGCACCGTTCCAGCTGTGAGACATCTTTGCAAGATGGCTTACACCTATATCAGCACGTCTCGAGTTTATCGACTTGCCACGGCACAAGCGACCTTGCTAAACAAGGACGTAGAGCCGATTTGTATTTAATCACTCAGCAGAAAACAAAAAAGAAAATAACCAAAAGCGTTCTTTGAAAATAATTCGATAAATACCAGTGTACTAACTTTTTGGAGCGAGCCAAAAATCAGAGTATCTTTGCAGCGGATTCCAGTATTTGGCTTCCGTAACGTAATTAACTCAAAATTATATGGCAGACACAATCGAGAAAGTTTATTGCACTGGGGACGGTGGCAATGACAACCTGGCGGCAGCGTTGCTCGCTAGAGGTAGAGACAATGATCCGGCAACTATGCTGGCAGCAATGAACGGTGGTATGGGTGGAGGTTGGAACAACCCTTTCGCCTACATGATGATGTTGGGAATGTTCAGATTCATGTACGGTGATGGCTGGAACGGACAGAATGGCAACGTTCAGCGTTCCGAAATCCAGTCTCAGATTGACAGCCTTCGCACTCAGATGAGCGACAACCACAACAGCGACTTGTTGATGGGCGCAATCCAGGGCAACAACCAAGACTTGAAGACGCTGGCGGCTAACTTGAATTGCGACTTCAACGCTTTGCAGTCTTCCGTTTGCGGCATCCAGGCAGGCATTCAGCAGATAAGCGGACAAGTTGGTTATTCGGCAGAGCGAGTAATCAATGCTATCTCGCAGGGAAACTTGCAGATGATCATGGCACTGAAGGACTGCTGCTGCCAGACCCAGCAGAACATCATCCGTATGGGATACGAGCAGCAACTGGGACAGAAGGACATCGTGAACACCTTGCAGCAGAATTTCGCCTACACCAATACAGGTGTGGAGCGTGCGGCAAGCAATCTCAGCAACCTTATCCAGTCGGTCGTTTGCGACTTGAAGACCTCGGGCAAGGAGAATACTCAGCGCATCGTTGATGTTCTAAACAACCACTGGGAGCAAGACCTTCGCATCCAGCTGGAGGACAGCAAGCGCAGAGAGCAGACTGGTTTCATTATCCAGCAGCTGAAGACCACCACAACCACAACTGGAGCGTAGGCGGTCTGAACAAAATCTATCAAGGGGCAACTCGCTGTGTTATCAGTGAGACCCCTTTTTGTCTATTTATCGAATTATTTAAAAAGAGCGCATCATGGAATTTAAGAATATACAGAGAAATCACCCGGTCTATCTGCTAGACAAGCAGACGGTGGAAGTTAAGGAAGGCAAGGTCGTAGACAACCAGCCGCACATCAACACTGGCATCGCAACCATTTCCAGCAACGGACAGCCAATGCGAGACGTAACAATCGAGGTGGAGGGAAAGCAGACCATCTACACCATACCCGAACACCTCGGAGTTACATTTGCAGGCGAAACCGTACTGGCCACCGACAAGGCAGACCTTTTGCCAGAAGTTGGGAAATTGGTAAATGAAGCCGATGAGATAATCAAGGCATACGAGCCAAGCAAGGAGCGGAAAGCCAAGGGCGAAGAACTTCTTGCAGCTTTGAACCCGGCAATCAAGGAAAAGCAGGAAACCGAAAAGCGTTTCAAGGCACTTGAGGGCGATATAAGCGGCATTCGTGGCATGGTTAAGCAATTACTCGACAAATTAGGATAGGAGGGCGCACAATGAAGAAAATCATCGTTTTGCGCCATTCTTGCGATAGCGAGGAAGAGCGACACCAGCACCAAGAGAGCGACATCATCCACAGCTTACCATACGAGAAGGCAGCAAAGGCACTCATGGGAGCCAGCGGGTACGTGGCATACGTTGCCAAGCACGGCTACCACTTCACGAAACAGCTGGCAATCATGGCAAGCGAGCAGATGAAGAACGTAGATGGAACGAGCCACCGATGGACTGTTGACGAAATCCGGTTGGCGACAAACAACGAGATAATCTCCAAGGGCACGACCATCGGGGATATCCTCTATTTGGCTAATATGGCTTATGCGGACTTCTATCCAAAGGTAATCAAGACCGAGAGCGACTGCGTACAGTATGCTATTGCCGTAGCCAGTGATCCAGACGGATACGAGGGTATGGCATTCTGCAGGTGGACGGCAGACATCATCGGGAAGGGTGTGACCATCGACTGGGAGAAATTGGAATAACAAAAAAAATAAATTGATATGAGCGAAGTATTTCACGATTTTCAGGTGCACCACCTATATCTGTGCGCACTAGTAATTTTTATCTGTTTCGCTACGATTCTGATAGCGATGACAATTGACCTGATAGCAGGCATACAGAAGGCGAAGGAACTGCATGTTGCAAGAACGTCAACTGGGTTGAAGAAGACGTGCGACAAGGCGAAGAAGTATTTCCCTACATTCGGTATTGCTTCGCTTATGGACGTTGCTACGTGTATTATCTCTCCCTTCCCTATGTTCGCTATCGCATGGACGGTGTATCTGCTTCTGTGCGAGTTCAAGAGCATCCGGGAGAAGGCATACGAGAAGGCTGAGATACGGAAGCAAGACCGCACGATGCAGGTAATACTTGAGAACAAGGACGAAATTGCGAAGGCAGTTGTCGAGATAATGAAAGAAGAGCGGAAGAAAGGAGGAGAAAAGGATGAGGATAACTAGAGCGCAACTTTTGAAGGTAATGCCGAATGCAGGCAGCAGGGCAGACACCTACCTTCCAATCATCAACGGATGGGCAGAGCATTTCCGCATCAATACTCCTTTGCGAATGGCGCACTACCTCGCACAGATAGCCCATGAATCCGGTGAGCTCAGATATACAAAGGAACTTGCAAGCGGAAGAGCCTACGAGGGAAGAAAAAGCCTTGGCAATACTCAGCCGGGGGATGGCGTGAAGTATAAGGGCAGAGGTCTTATACAGATAACTGGAAGAGCCAACTACCGGAAGTATGCCAATTATTGCGGCTTCGATGTTGTTGGGACACCAGAACTGCTGGAGCGTCCTCTGGGTGCAACGAAATCCTCGATGTGGGTATTCGACACTTTCGGCTGCAATGAGCTGGCAGACAAAGACAACTTGAAGGCTATCCGTAGGAAGATAAACGGAGGGTACAATGGACTGACAGCCTGCGAGAAGTATTTGAAGCGAGCCAAGGAAGCCTTGGAAATCAAGGTGCTTGCATAATAAACATATCAATCTAACGTTTTAAAGTATGGAAAATTCAAGAAAAGGGCGAAATTTGCGTTCTGTGGCGTTATTTCTCGCAATGCTTATAATTACCCCACTTTTGATTTTTGGCTGTTCCTGCGCTAAAACAGCGCAAAATAACACGGTTTATCACGACAGCGCACACACAAGTGTAAGACGTGACAGCGTGAACCAGCGACAGATCCACTGGCAGGACACCCAGCAGCATGACAGCGTATTCAAGCACGACAGCGTGCTGGTCTATATCAAGGGCGACACTATAATCAAGGAGCGTTGGCATAATCTTACGACCACCAGATGGAAGACATCGACCAAGACGGACACCATCGTGCTCGACATTTATAAATTCGTGACTGACACCGTAAAGGTAAAGTATTACGTAAACCGATACAAGACCAAGGAGGTAGAGAAGCCAGCGAGCACATGGCATAAGATAAGATTATTCGCTGGCGATTGCGTATTGATATTCCTGGCAATCCTTGCGGTTTGCTGGATAAATGAGCGCATCAAGAAGAGATTTAAATAGGTTCATCATAATATCAATCTTTAGAAGGGCAGGAAGCGCAGGAGAGCGTTTTTCTGCCCATTTTTTGTGCGAAGAACACTTTTCATTGAGAGAAAAGGGGGTAGGGGATATGAGAGTTAGATTATATATTCATTCAAACTAAGGCGTGCAGGTTATTATTATATAGAGTGTGGAAAACGTACCGAAAACGAACGAAAACGTACCGAAAACGAACGAAAACGAACGAAAACGAACGAAAACGAACGAAAACGAACGAAAACAGCCATGTTTACGACATAAACAGCAAATAAAAGTTAAAATATTAATATCTTTCGGGAAAAGTTTTGGTGGAACGGAAAAATATTAATATCTTTGCAGCGTGTTTAAGAGATAAGCACAATAAACATTCAGTAATTTAAGCCCTACGCAGCACGGTTAAGCGACAAAAAAATGAAAAAGTCAAATTCAAACGTTTTAGAGTTCACAACAAAGTTCATCAACTCAAACTTCCGCATCAAGGTATTCGGACACACAGAGGATGGCAAGAAGATAAACACACTCGTAGGAGTAAGCGGAATATTGAAGCTCATCGAAGCGGAACTTTTCAACAAGTTCATCAAGCGAGCATTGAAGGCAGGTCTGGACGCTTGCCGCTGCGCTTTGAGACGTGGACTTGTAGTTACATTGTACGCAAAGTAATCAAGGGAGGACAGAAAAATGAGCGACTGGAAAGTATGGAGAGTAATCGAGTACTACGGAAGTCACACCGTAGCACTCGTAAAACCCGAAATCAACGGAAGAGACAAGGTTGTTGAGCACTCAAACAAGTGGTTCGGATTTTCAGAAATAAAAGAAGCCGATAAACTTGCAGCCCAACTTAACGAGCGAGACGGATTAAAAGAACTTTATGATTAAAGATAGGAGATAAAAGCATGGCAAGAAAAATGTATTACGTCAAGAGACAGTTCCAGGGAGCAGAGCCAGAGGTTCTCAGTTCATCAACACGCAAGTATGATGCTGAGAAATATTTGAATCGATTGTTCAAGCATTATAAGAAATGCGAGGGAACGACAGTATACTGGGTAAGAGAAGGATATTTCAAGGTTGAAAAAGTAATTCTCGGAATCTTCACTACGGAGTATTGGATTGAAAAGTATTAATCAGCAGGGCGCAAGCCCTGCACAATATATCAAGATATGAAACAATACATTTTGAACGGCAAAAATAGCCTTGGGCAAGTTGATAGTCACATCGAAGACTACAGAACCAAGGAGAGAATGGAGGAAGAGTTTTCTCGAATTAAGGAAACCTTCAGAAACAACCCACATGCAGAAATGCTGGAAGAAGGTGACCGACACTTCAAGGTTAAAATGGGTGGAGTGACATTCAAGTATTACATCACGGAACGAGAAATTTAAATTTGGCAAGATATGAAGGAATACGACAAGATACCAGCACAGGCAGTGGTCGAGGTAACGACCAGCTGGGGAAGAACCTGCCTGCGAGAGATTGGGCGAGACCTTAAGGAAGGCACGGTGCTCGATGGATATTATTATCCGGTAAGCAAGGCTTTCGACTTTTATTGGAAGGGAGAGGGCGCAATGCTGTGGATCGGGGACAACGGAAGACTTGTAAGTCTCGGAGAAGGGCAGAAGCATAAATACATGATGCTTGATCGTATGCTATCCGATTGCGAGTACTTCCTTCGCAACCCATACGAGCGACACCTCTATTTCCAGAGTATCGCCAGACACTGCAAGGAAATGCGCCAGTACTGGCTGTCGTTGAATATCAAGCCGGAGTGGTTATCTTATAAGCAGATCGGCAAACTGGAGCACAAGATGAACCGAATGAAAACGAAGTTAGACAGACAATTTAAAAAAGACGGAT